CCCCTTTAACGTCTCCAGCCCTCTCTCAGTTACCCCAAACAGGTGTTCAGGTGTGCACTTTGTTAAAAAAATAACTTTTAAAAATTTGTGCAAACCTGTTGACAAATAAGAGTACATCTGATATAATAAAGACAGTTAAGAGAGGTACACAAACAGAGGAGAAAGAGAGGTAAATAATATGAACAAAGCAATGAGTAAATATTTAAGGACTTTAAAAAACCTAACAAAATACGCTAGGGAAAGTTTAGCAAGGGGTAGAGGCTCAGAGGCATGGAAAAAGTATTTTGATTCATTGATGGCTATACAGGATGTAATGATGTATGACGAAGATATTGAAATAGTAGAGTTTAAAGCTTTTGTAAAATTATGTAGTAAAAAACTTAGAGAGTTTGACAAATATTACTTCTAAAGCCTAGACAATTTGGTGTCATGATACGGTTCGATTCCGTATCTAGGCGTTTGGCAATAGTGCCATGTAATCAACGAAAAGGAGAAAAATGTTCATGACAAAATTTGAAAAGATTGCAAAAAGAGCGGAACTTTTAGAAGCGGCATATCTTAATATCATCGAAAGAGATAAATTGGATAATTTAAACTACGAGGATGGTCTTAAATCTGTAAGGGATGATAGAAGAGAAGAGCACGCATTTTATCTTTCTATCGCATCCGAAATTGAAAAGTTACTATAGTTTGACGTTACACATAAGAAAGAGAGGAAATAAAAATGAGAGAATACAATTTAAGTACCACAAGAGGAAAACAGATATATAACATGGGAATTACATGTTATGCCACAATGTTAGAAACAATCTATGATAAACCGTCAAAAGCAAAATATATTGCTTTTGACAAGTGTATGGAGGAGTATATATTCGATGAGAACGCTACAGATTTTGGAATTGGCAATGCAAACTCTTTCGGTTTTACGTGTTCATGGCTAACAACAAAGAATGACGAAGATGTAATGGTAGTAAAGACAAAAAACAATGATTATTTAGTATGGTTAAACAGGTAGTACGACAGGCGGAAAGAGAGGTTCAAATCCTCTCCTGCCATTCCACACAAAAAGTGTGAGATTAAAAGAAAACGAAAAGGAGAAACAAAAAATGGCAAGAGAAAGAATGGTAACAAGAACTGTATCAACAACTACTATCGGGGTATTAGTGGTAAACATTGAAACATCCGAAGTAGGAACAAAGCATTTCATTCTAGGTCAGAACATGACAAAAGACGAAAAAGCAATGTTAAAAGCTTCCCAGAAAATGATGAACGAGGAAGCGCACAGCGAATCATGGAAATGTGTAGCAATAAAAATCAATTAAGGAAGATGAAACCTTATATGGTATGCCCGAGTCAGAGTTTATCAAATACGCAAAAGTGTTACCGCCACGTTAAGTGGCTGGTAGCACACATAAAAATAAAAAGGAGACAAATTAATGAGAAAAATTATTGCAAATAATATTAGAAATTACTTGGATAGAAACGTAAAAGGCTCAGTTTCAGTTCGTGATAATGGAAAAACACTCTTTATCAGTATTGTTTACACAAGTATTGTGTTTAGAACAAAGGTTGAAAATTTAGATACATTAATATTAAATGGTTACTCAGCACAGCACATTGGGTGCAACATTCTGATTGAATACCAAAAATACTTAAAATCAATATTTTTCAAATAATGTTCACAATTTGTTCATACTTTGTTCATAATTATTCAGTATACTATAAGAGTAGTAAGGAACAGAACACAAGTCATACTGAAAAATAGGGCGGTGAGATTCCGCCCAACCTCTTAGAAAGGGTGACAAAATTGCTAAAAAATATATTTGAACAGCTTATATATTCAGAGGGTGGTATGCTAATAGATTGGGAGCCAGCTTTTACAGATAAGATGAGATACACGTTCAGATTAGAAAATGGGGTGTGCATTAGAATAACAGTTGATTCACCATACCCTTACTGTGACTATGATTTACTTAAGTTAATACACAATGATTTTATACACATTATGGATTTAATTTTATGGGAGAACGTAATCAGGCGTTAAGCTAGGTTCAATTCCTAGCCGTACCATTTCCGCAATAGTGCGGATAGCAAACAAGAAAAGGAGAAAAAATATTATGGCAAGAGAAAGAATGGTAACAAGAACAGTAATCGCAACTCAGGTGACAGCCCTTTGTCTCAACATTGAAACAGCAGAGCCGTTCAACAAAGATGTAACTCTTTCTGGAACATTCAAAGACAAACAGGCTTTAGAAAGAGTGGCTAAAAAGGTTATTGACACTGATACTGAAAAGTGTGTATCTATTGTAGAATACCACGAGACTGAAACTCTGTACGGAATGACAGAGCAGAAGTTTATAGAATTAGCAAAGGTTTTACCGCCTAGAGGAGCATCTGAACAGGTTAACGAGTAAAAAATTAAACAGGAAAAGGAGAAAAAATAATGACAGGTTATTCAGTAAAAATCGAAGATAGTAGCAAGGAACTCACCAAAAAAGAACGAGTAATGTTTAAGGACACCAGTGACGCAAAGAAGTTGGACGAAATTATCACTACTGACGCGCTAATCATTGACCCTGATTTTTGGGTAATGCTCATGGTACACAATGAAAAATCCGATAACGTAGATTATCCAGTGTATATCATCGTTGATAAGAATGGTGAAAAATACATTACAGGTTCAGAAGCTTTTTGGAGTACATTCTCCGATATTTATGATGAAATGACGGCAGATGGTGATGACGAACCGTGGCAGTTAAAATGCTACAAACTTGAAAGCAAAAATTATAAAGGAAAACAGTTTCTTACCTGTTCAGTAATCTAAACAAAATAAGCCCCCCACTTCAATAGGTGGGCGGGCTTTTTTTCTATTAGAGAGGTAAAAATATGGCAAAAAAAGTTAGTAAAACTGTACAAGAATATAGGAAGCAAAGAAAACGTATTCAATCAACAATTAGTAGATTACGGAAAAAGGGTTATTTTCCAGCAATAAACATTCTTCCAGATATCCCAAAAAAGATAACACAAGGTTCAGTTCGCAGACTACAACGAATAGACATAGAATATATATACAAGAAAAGTGTATATGTTGATATTGAAACAGGCGAATTATTAGAGGGAAAGAAACCAAAACCAAAAAGAAAAAAAGAGTACCAAAAAAATAAAACAGGCCAGCAAAAAGAAAGATACGCAGATTTCACTGATATGGTCATTAGAGAATACATAAACCAGATTTCAAGATTTCCAAAAAAAGTTGCAGAAATCGTATTGCGAAAGCTTGATGACGCTATTAAGAAAAGTGGTAAGGATAATGTAGCTTACGCATTGCAGTATAAAAATGAACATTTAAGTGAATACTTAAATAATGTAGCATTGTTCGGTGATAGCATACAAGCCATATTAGCCTATTGCGATGCTATGTTCGGGGATTTACCCGGAATGGATGATGCTTCTAGGCTAGAAATAAGTACCATAATTGATTCAGAATCTTATTCAGAGTAGGTGATTACCTTGAGAGTTAAAAAATACTCTTATTATATGGGAGATTTTGAAACCACAGTCTATCAGGGACAGACCAGAACTGATGTTTGGGCGAGTGCTATTGTACAACTTAATACTGAAAAGGTTGAAATATTTCATAGTATAGACGATACATGGGAGTATTTAAAAACCTTAAAGGGTAATATAGTTGTATATTATCACAACTTAAAATTTGATGGTTCATTCTGGATTGATTATTTTATTAACAAACTTGAAATGCCACAAGCTTATATAAAGCACGGGGAATTTGACTATGAATGGTTAAGTAATAAAGAAATGTCAAACGAAACCTTTAGATATAGCATATCTGATAGGGGGCAATGGTATTGTATTATAGTCAAAACTGGAAACAGGTTTATAGAAATAAGAGATTCATTAAAACTATTACCATTTTCAGTAAAAGAAATTGGTAAAAGCTTCGGCACAAAGCACAAGAAACTTGATATGGAGTATACTGGTTTCAGATACCCCGGCTGTGAAATAACTGATAGCGAAAAAGAATATATAGCAAATGATGTTCTAGTTGTAAAAGAAGCATTAGAAATAATGTTCGAACAGGGGCACGATAAGTTAACGATTGGTTCATGCTGTTTGGAAGAATTTAAAAAGACATATGATAAAGAAGATTATGAAATGTTTTTTCCAAACCTATATGAAATGCCTATTGATAAAGATTTATACGGATATAGTAATGCTGGCGATTATATAAGAAAATCATATCGTGGAGGTTGGTGCTATCTAGTAAAAGGAAAGGAGGGAATAATAAAAACAAAAGGAACAACGGCAGACGTTAATTCCCTTTACCCATCAATGATGAGTAGTGAAAGCGGTAACAGATACCCCGTAGGAAAGCCTAATTTTTGGAAGGGTGATTTTGTACCAGAAAAAGCGTTAAGAAATTATTATTTTGTGCGAGTAAAATTCAAATTCCAAATAAGAGCTGGTTATCTTCCATTTATACAAATTAAGGGTACTTTTTTATACAAGGGAAATGAGTCACTTGAAACATCGGACTTCTATTATAATGGAGAATACTATAGCCATATGCAAATGCCTGATGGAAGTATAAAAGATTCATCAGTTATATTAACTCTAACATGTACAGACTTTGAGTTGATAAAGAAGCACTATGAATTGTACGACGTTGAAATACTAGATGGGTGCTGGTTTTACACTGAAATAGGGATTTTTGATAAGTACATAAATAAGTACAAGAAAATAAAAATGAGCAGCAAGGGTGCTATAAGAACATTGGCAAAGTTGTTTTTAAACAATCTGTACGGAAAGGAAGCGGCAAGCACTGATTCATCGTTTAAGATATGTTACATAAAGGAGAACGGGGCTTTAGGCTTCCTTAGTGTAAAAGATAACAGCAAGAAACCGGGATATATTCCGTGCGGTTCTGCTATCACTAGCTATTCAAGGTGTTTCACAATAACAGCCGCACAGTTAAACTATCACGGAGTTAATGAACGTGGCTTCATTTATGCTGATACTGACTCAATACATTGTGACTTAGAACCTGATGATATAGTAGGAATAACAGAACATGATTCTGATTTTTGTTGTTGGAAACTAGAATCGTGTTGGGATAAAGCGATTTTTACACGGCAGAAAACGTATATAGAGCACGTTGTTAGAGAAAATAGAAAAGCTGTTACCCCTACATGGGACGTTAAATGCGCAGGAATGAGCCAAAAATGTAAAGACTTATTTATAGATTCTATTGTATATCACGAATGCGTTAACACTAACAAACCACGAAAGGCAAAGAAAATATTGAAAGGAAAGAATGATGACGAAAAGAGTTTCATTAAAGAAGAAAGAACGTTAAATGATTTCAAAGTAGGATTAAAAATACCAGGAAAGTTAATGGCGAAAAGAATACAAGGTGGTGTATTACTTGTAAATACAGATTATCAGATGAGGTGATATAATGACAATATCAGAATTGTATAACGTATTAGAAAAAGCTATAGATAGTGGAGAAGCAACTTTAAATAGTGATGTTTATTTCAGGTATTGTTATTCACAAAGGTCAAGAATCCCAATAATTTACCCAATATCTGAATCAGAAATTGACTCAGATGGTGATTTAATATTAACTAAATAATGAAATAAGCTGGTAGAAAACTACCAGCTTATTCTTTATATCTGTAACTGATGGTAACACATAGCGGTCAGCGAAACCGAAAACATTACATGGCAGTATCTCTCAACTGTGCTATCCACGCTAGTCAATGTGTTTGTCATCAGAAGATATCTAATAACTTAAAGCTTTTAATACAGCTTCTTTGCATTTAAGGTCTTTAAACCTGAAACACCCTTTTTCAAAATATACTCGCAATGTTGAAAGGAACATATCATTTTTCTTTAACATCACATAGTTAATTTCATGGTCATTAGTTGTTACAGTTATTTTAAATCTAAAAGATGTATCACTCTTATCATCAACATAGATACATCCAGCTTCTGCAAATTCTCGCACACCATAATCACTTCCGTTATATCTAAGGGTGCAAAGGTATTTACCTATTCCAACAGGCTTTTCAATGAATGCCTTATTATCATTAAGATAAACGCACTGTGAAGAATAAGCAACATAAGAGTTTCGTGCGAACGCTTTATTGAAACCACTTTCACGTTGCGCTTGTGAAGCACTTTTAACAAAACCCTGTTCAAGCACATACCCATCACCACGAAGAAATTTTGTGTCATCCCTTAATCGTTCACTTATTCCTAATTCCACATAATAAGGATTTATAATACTAACAGGGTTTCCAATCATATATACTGGTAAATATCGAGCCTGTTTGCCCTGACCTCTTGCAACGCTAGTGTGAATAGAAACGAACTTTCTGATTTCATCAGAACAATAATGATTTGTTTCACTCTGAAATTCATCAAATAACATACGTTCAACATCACTAAACAGGTGTGAGTATTTCTTTAACTGGTCAGCACTGTTTAGAGAAATAGCATAACCACAGCTTTCTTCATTCAGAAACAACTCATGAAAAATACCAGAAGCTTTTCTTTTACTGGTCATAGTATCTCCTTGAAAGAATAACTCCTCAATGTCTTTAAACAGCTTATCAGCGCAATCGTCAAGTTCATAGTTGTAACGATAAATGAGCATAAATTTTTCTTTATTCTTTTTAAATTTATTTACAATTAATCGGTTGAAATATGTAGTCTTTCCAGCACTTCTATTACTGGTACAAATAAAGATTTCAGGTTTTGCGCCATTAAGGTCTAACATGGACAGCAATTTCGTGCCATCATAATATTCACCCATGTATCAATCACTCCTTTTCACATTTTATTATAACATAGTTCTTGACAAAAATCAAGCGAAATGATATAATCAAATAAAAGTGAGGTGATGAGCATGGACGCAAACGCAATCATTCAGATTGTGGGGTCTTTAGGGTTTCCCGTTGTTATGTGCGGGGCTTTGTTCTGGAGGCAGGTAAAATCAGACGAACAGCACAAGGAAGAAATGAACAAGCTTAGTGAAGCACTCAATAACAACACGCAAGCTATCATTAAGCTATCCGACAATCTCGATAAGGGGTGATAACATGAATGTAACAGCAGTGAACTTACCAGCAACAGTGAGTGCGGCATTGTTGGTTATTGCTGGGGAGTTTGGAAATGGCGAAGAACGCCATACTAAACTCACAAAAGCTGGGTACAACTATAAAGAAGTACAGAAATGTGTGAATGAGTTGTTACCTATATTAAATAAGTATGCCTAATATTCAAGCTTCTTATAACTGGGCTATAGAAACATGTGCCGCACCAAATGTAGGATATTCACAGAAATATAGAAATCAAAGAATTGTAAATGGTATTACTTATTATGATTGTTCAAGTTTTATTTGGTACGCCTTAATAGCTGGTGGTTTCGAAGTTGTAAAAGAATGGAGAACGTGGCCATTTACCACTTCAACGATGGGGGGAGTATTAAGAAACTTAGGATTTACCAAACATTCTGCAAATGATGCGTGGATAGCTGGTGATATTTTAATTCGAAGTGGTCATACCGAAATGGCTTTTGATGGTACAAGAACCATGGGAGCGCACACCGATAAAGTTGCACTTGAACAACAGGTTTCCATTAATGCAAATAGTGGCAGAGGTTCATGGAATGAACTATGGAGATGGGAACAGGGTGCAACAAATGAATGGATAAAGGGAAACCGTTATCTTAGTATTGGTGAAATGCAAAACAATGCTTCAATTCATTTTGAAACATTATTATCCAAAGGTTGGACAGCAGAAGCAATATCTGGTATGCTGGGAAATGAGCAGAAAGAATCTACCATGAATCCCGGAATTTACCAGAACTTAGATGCTTCACACGTTCAGCCGTGGGGCTTCGGATTGGTTCAATGGACACCATGGACAACGTGGAGTGAGTGGGCAAGTGCTAACGGTTATTCCATGGATGATGGTTACGGGCAGCTTGAATGGATTGACACGCAGACAGAACCAACAGGACAATGGATTCCAACAACGCAATATCCTGAAACATTCGCAGAGTTTAAGGTTAGTACGTTAACACCTGAATATTTAGCTGATTGTTTCTTGAAAAATTTTGAAAGACCAACTGTAATAGACCAACCAGACCGACAAGCAAACGCTAGATATTGGTATGAATGGTATAAAAACCAGTATGTACCACCACCAAACCCACCAGCAAATGGTGGTGAATGGAAACGCTCTATGCCAATCTGGTTTTATTTAAGGAAAGGAGGTTTATAATATGCCGTTTAAAGATGGTACTTACAAACACGACAATGGTTTTGTTATTACTGTTGTATCTGGCGTGATTATGATTAGTCCTAATCATCCATTATCAATTAGGTTAGCAGAATTATTTGATGCAGAAAAATGGAAAGAGGTGAAATGATGGCTGTTTTAGAAAGGGATACCCTTATGAAACGATTAAGAGAGCGTTTCGGAAATGACGAATCTGATGAGGCTATTTCTTTTATTGAAGATGTGTCAGATACCTTTGACAGTTTATCCAGTAATTCAGATGATAGCGAAGATTGGAAAACAAAGTATGAAGAAAATGACGCGGCTTGGAGAAAGAAATACAGAGACAGATTCTTCGGGACAGGTGAAGAAGCAAAAGAGGAACAGGAAGAAGATGTAAAAGATGATTCAGAGGTAAAAACCTTTGACGAATTATTCGAAGAAAGAGAGGGTTAAAAATATGCCTACTAAACCGACTATCAAAACATTAACAAATTCAAGCGTTGATATTTTGAATGTTATCAGAAGCAACGCTACACAGAACTATAGAGATTATGTACCAAAAGCTACACCTGATGCTGATTCTATCAGAGAAATTGGTGCTATCATCATGGATTACCCTGCTTTACAGAATGAATTTTTGTCTGCATTGGTTAATAGAATCGGTAGGGTGTTAATTACATCCAAAATGTATGACAATCCGTGGGCTGCGTTCAAGAAAGGAATGCTTGAATTTGGTGAAAGCATTGAGGAAATCTTTGTTAATATTGCAAAGCCATTCCAGTTTGACCCTAGTGTGGCAGAAAGCAATTTGTTTAAGCGTGAAATCCCTGATGTAAGAGCCGCATTTCACATTATGAACTACCAGAAATACTATAAAGCTACAATCAGTAATGACCAGTTAAGACAGGCTTTTCTTACTTGGGGAGGTATTACAGACTTAATCGCAAAGATTGTAGATGCAATGTATACTGGTGCAAACTATGACGAGTTCCTTACTATGAAGTATATGCTGGCACGTAATATTCTTGACGGTAACATGTATCCGTTTTCTATTCCTACAGTATCATCAGAGAATATGACGGATATTGTATCAACTATTAAGGGGCAGTCAAATGATTTCACGTTCCTTTCCAGTGATTACAATATTGCTGGTGTAGCAACGCATACCCCTAAAGAAAACCAGTATGTCCTGATTAATGCAAAGTTTGATGCTAAGATGGACGTTGAGGTGTTAGCTTCTGCCTTCAACATGAGCAAAGCTGAGTTTATCGGACGTAGAGTGCTGGTTGACAGTTTTGGAAAACTGGATATTAAGAGACTAGCAATCCTGTTTGCCAATGACCCGACCTACAAAGAGCCTACGAGTTCAGAGTTATCTGCGCTGGACAAGATTCCTGTTATCCTTGTAGACCGTGACTGGTTTATGATTTTTGATAATTTCAATAATTTCACGGAACAGTACAATGGTGAAGGTCTTTATTGGAACTATTGGTATCATGTATGGAAAACATTTAGTGTTTCACCATTCGCCAATAACGCACTCTTTGTCCCTGGTAATCCCTCCGTAACCGCTGTAACAGTTACACCACCTACAGCTAGCATGAGTGTAGGACAGAGTATGCAGTTAACCGTTAATGTTGAAACTGACAATTTTGCACCGCAGAGTGTAACATGGACTAGTGACAATGAACATGTTAGTGTAACAAATTCTGGAAAGGTAACGGTTAATACTGGCGCTACAGGTGCAGCTGTAATTACAGCAACTTCCACATATGATTCTGATCAGAGTGGAAAATGTACTATCACTATTGCTTGATAAATAATTCTATCAGAGTCGCATAATTTTTATATTTATGCGACTCTAAATGAAAGGAATGTGAGATATGTATATTGTACCAAATTCTGTTATTCATATTTTGCACAGGTGTCCTCTTGATAACACCTATAGAGATACATTATATTTCACTAACGCGGCAACTCAGAGTGCTTATTTTTTAAGCTTAAATAAGTATACACTTAATAACTATACCTATGTAAGAAAAGAAAACGTATTAAGAGTTGAAGTTAGAAACGATAATCTGTATGACTGCAACTATATTATGTTTCAAAATACAGCGTTCGGAAATAAATGGTTCTACGCTTTCATTACAAATACAGAGTACATCAACAATGAAACATCAGCTATCACTTATGAGATTGATGTAATGCAGACATGGAATTTTGAGTACAAGATTCATCCATCCTTTGTAGAACGTGAACATGCTTTAATAGATGAAATAGGTTCAAACTTAGTTCCAGATGACTTTGAAACTGGTGAATATATTTCAGATGATTTTGACGGCACCGGAAAAATGGGTGGATTTTCTATCGTAGTTGCCTCAACATTCGATTCAAAGTATAATAATGTAGCTGGTGGCATGTACTCAAACATTTATAGCGGAATTACATACAACATATTTACAGATTATCAGAGTGTAAATGATTTCATTGATGGGGCTGTTTCACGAAATAAGGGTGACGGAATTGTATCTGTATTTATGATACCTTCATCGTTTGTGTCGAAGGTTGGTCAACCAGTAAAAGCTTACGATATTGAAAAAACAAAAAAGATTGACAATATTGACGGATACGTCCCTAAGAACAAGAAGCTGTTTACTTATCCTTATAACTTTCTCTACGTTACAAATTTAAACGGCAATAGTGCAGAATTTCGGTATGAGTATTTTAAGGACAATACTTGTAAATTTGGTCTAGTTGGTGATATGTCATGTAATCCACAGATTATTTTATATCCGCAGAATTACAAGGGCGTAGTTGCTAACTATAACGAGAAAATGATTCTTGACGGATTTCCTCAGTGTAGCTATAACACGGACAGTTTCAAGGCATGGTTGGCTCAGACTGGCGCAAGCAATATGGTAAATATTGCTGGAAGTGTTGGAAATGCGGCTATTAGTGCCACGGCTAACTCATATGCGGCTTCATTAGCTGGGGCAACAATGAGTACAACATTAGCTGGCCCGTTAGCGGCTGTTGGGGCTGGTATGGCTATTGCTGGTATTTTAGCAAGTGCTTATCAACATTCAACTATGCCACCTCAAGCCCATAATGGACAGGGAAACTCGGCTATGACCGCTTTAAGAATCAAAGATTTTGCGTTCATGCACATGCACATTAAACGTGAATTTGCGGAAATCATAGATAATTATTGGAGTGTGTATGGTTATCCATCACATAAAATTAAAGTACCGTATCTTGCTTCTAGGCCGCACTGGAATTATGTTAAAACTGTAGGAGTTTGTATTACTGGTAGTATTCCTGTTGATGATTTAGCTAGAATTAAGCGTTGCTTCAATGATGGAATAACATTTTGGAAACACGGTAATGAGGTTGGTTCTTATCATTTAGATAATAGTATAGGTGGTGATAATAAATGAGTAGAAAACGTAAGACAGAATTTTGGGAAAGCTGTTGGCTAAATAACAAGACATACCAACATTACTATAACAGATTAACAGAATTAGCTATCAGTATGTTTGAATGGCAAAACTTGCCTGATACTGTAGATGCTCGTTTTTTGGAGCTTTCTTTGTTCTCAACTGGAATGGCTGTATTCTTTAAAGATGAAGAACTAGGTTATTTAGCATTGCAAACTATGATTGGTGGAAACCTTGATGTGTACAATGTCCCAAAAATCAGAAGGGCGTATGCAACGAACGGCTTCAATATGCCGTTATCAGAAAATGATAGTGTAATTATCTGGAACAACATGCTTAGAACAAATTGTTTAACTGATATTGAGTTATTCGCTAGACGATTGTATGAGTGTGACAGAACAATTGACGTGAATATCAAGGCTCAGAAAACGCCTGTTGCTATACTGTGTGACGATAACCAGCGGCTTACAATGAAAAACATGTATGCTCAATATGATGGCAATGAGCCATTTATCTTTGGCTCTAAAGACCTTGATATAAAAAAGATTCAGGCCATTTCAACAGGTGCACCATTTGTAGCTGACAAAATCATGCAGACTAAAATTCAAATTTGGAACGAAGCTATGACATACTTAGGAATTTCTAATGTGAACTTCCAGAAAAAAGAACGACTGGTAACTGATGAAGTTGCACGCAATATGGGTTCAACAGTATCATCTCGTTACACTAGACTTGAAATGAGAAAACAGGCTTGCAGACAAATCAATAAGATGTTTGGACTAAACATTAATGTTGAGTATCGTGAAGATATACAAGTAATAGATTCAGAAGATGATGAGGAAGTTGGTGATAACGATGAGTAAATACACTACGGAAGTTAGATACATTTGTGAGACTTCGGCTGGACTTGGTGAAAGCGTGGGATATTCAAATATTGGTATGGTTATTAAAAACTGTTTACCAAAAGTATTTGATTTTGATTTCCCTATCTTTGATGAAAACTATCGGAGTGTTTTAGAAACTAAAATCCTTAAACATTTCTATACTAGGGAAATTTGCGAAGAAACAGTTGGACTGTGGAAGTTGAGATTAGATACTAAGTTGAACGAGATAATGCCTTACTACAATAAGTTGTATAAGAGTGAATTATTAGAGTTTAACCCATTGTACACTGTAAATCTTACTCGAACAACGAAAACTAATTTGGATAGTGAACGCAATGAAAATGAGACATTAAATGATAATACATCCACTAGTAGAACCATTGAAAGTGAAGAAGAAGTTGATACTTCAAATAGTGGTAGCAATACTGGTAGTGAAACTGGCACAAGTAATAATACAAATGTTGACTTGTATAGTGACACACCACAAGGTTCACTTACTGATGTTGAAAATGAAAAATATCTAACTAATGCTAGAAAAATTAATGAGGGTAATACCACAGCATCAGCCACAACTAATAATATTTCTTCTACAGGAAATGTTACAAGAGACAAAAGTGATACTGACGATGTAACTGGTAGTTTAAATAGAACTAGAGATAATACAAATACTTTGGCTAGTACCGAAGATTACTTGGAAAATGTTAGAGGCTATGAGGGTAAAGATGCTAGTGAGTTATTGTTAAAATATCGAGAAAGTTTTTTAAATATAGATATGATGATTATAAATGACTTAGAATGTTTATTTTTCCAGTTATGGTGATGAAAGGAGAATTTTATGAGTACAAATTTTACAACTATTGATACATTTAAGTTTTGGTGCCAAAAGATTTTACCTTTAGCTTATGATGATAGTTTAAGTTATTATGAAACTTTAAGTAAATTGACTAGCACTTTGAATAAAGTAATTGAGAATGTTAATAATATCCCTGATTATATTAAAGAATTACTTTCTGATGAAAAGTTAAATGAAATTCTTAAAACTTTGCTTAATTCATTAGAAGAACAGATTGCTGGTGCTAATGAAAAAAATAGTGAAACAGCTACTGATGATAGAAATGTTGGTGATTACGTTTGGCTTAATGGTCTGTTATATAGAGTAATTAAGCAAATGGATACTGGCGATAAATATGTAGTAAATAGTAATATCGAAAAAATTACTATTGAATCCAGCTTGAAGGGGTTAGAAAAAACTATTGCTAGTTACATTGAAGTGAACCAGACAAATGCTAGTAAAAATATCACTAAGGATGAATTAGTGTGGTTTAAGAATATGTTAATACAGGCTACTAAGAACATTACAGTTGGAACTTCTTATGTAGAAAATGTTAATTATATTGTTGTAACTATTGAACAGTTAATTAAAAATGAAAAAACAGCCAGAGAAAATAATGATAATACCATCCTACAGAAAATTGAGGATGAATCTAATGCTAGAAAAAACGCTGACGCGAAATTACAAGATAATATCAATAGTGAAATTAGTGCTAGAAATGATGCTGATGAGAGATTACAAAATAATATCAATAGTGAAATTAGTGCTAGAAATGATGCTGATGAGAGATTACAAAATAATATAAACTCAGAAGCCACAACTAGAGAAAACGCGGATAATGCAATTAACTCAAAAATAAATACATCATTTTGGTATAATAAAAAAATTATTGTTTGTGGTGATTCAATATCGGATGAAGTCAATGTTGAAGCAAATAACTGGGTTAAAGTATTCCGAGATTTAGTAACACCTTTTGGCGCAACAGTTACAAATATATCGTTGTCTGGCATGAGTATGACAGAAGCCCCAAATAGAGTTTCAAGTGAAGTGCCGAATAATGTAACATATGATATAGTAATTATGTTTTTAGGTACTAACGATTTCAATGGTCAACATGCTTTGGGCGATTATGGCGGAAAATGGCAAACAAATTTTTCAGATGCAATTAGACAAACTTTTGAGGTGTTATCATATAAAATTAATAGAAGTGCTTCGTGGTTTTGGGTAACACCGTTGTACAGAAATTTAAACACTGTAAATGCAGCAAATTACCCTATATCATTAGATTGTTATAGAGCTTCCATTAAGGGCTTTGCTAAAAAATGGGGGTGCAATATTATAAATGGTGATAAATTCCCTAACTTATCAGAGTTTACTGATACGCTCTATTTATCGGATGGACTACACCCAACAGTTGAGTATTATAAAATAATGGGTTATCACATTAAAAATGTAATAGAATCGGGTGGTGAAGATTCATATAATGTACTTTCAAGGGTTAGACTTGAAAACGCTAATCTTAATTATTATTTTGAAGATGAAAAAATGGTTATTGATTATCACAATGAGAATGAAAGCTTTGACGGTACAAATTCATATAAGATATTAAATGTAAGTCCTTTGCCTGTTTCTTTATTATCTACTTATAACGCTGAAAAACATATATGGTTTGATGCAACTTTATTAATGAGTGGTGCAGTATATAAAGGATTTGCGTTTATTGGTAATAATTCAATAACGGCTAGTTTTTCATCAACAATTCCACAAGGTACTGGTGCACTTGATTTTAAAATGGAAATCAAGCCAGTATGGTGTAATATTGCGGCTACCATTTAATCAAAAATAATATAACCATAAGTTCAGGCAACTATCAAATATTAGCATAGTTGCCTGAACTTTATTGTACCTAAAATAATAAAAAATGATATGTCTCTGATTTCGTTAAAGGGG